GGTGTCTGTATATGCTATAAAATCCTCTAAAATAAAGGGGTTACAATAAAGGCAAAAAACAGTATTATTTAACTGTGCCTAGCAGCACACACACACACACAACTAAAGGTATAAAAAAATGGCTAAAGCAAAAACAGCAACAAAAAACACAACAGCAGCAGCAGCAGTAAACGTGGCTACATTTACAGGCGGTAAGGAAATTACTTACGCGCAACTGTGGGCATGGGTTAACACAGCAGCAGGCGGCAACTTACACAATGTGCAAGTTGTGCCGCTGGCCAATGTGCAGGCGGGTACTAGCAGCCCTGTGCCGTTTGGCTATAACGGCAAAGCAGGCGGCGTACGCCAAACCATACAGGATTGGTTGCTGCAAGGGGTGGAAGGTAATACTAGCCTAGCAGCAATACTGGCAGCCGCTAAGCCCCTAGGGCATAGCAGCAAAAAACCTGTTTGCCTAATGGCAATGCTACAAGGCGGCTATAGCCCTAGCAGCGCAACGTGGGGCACACCATACGTTAAGCTGGTAGTACAACCGCAAGCCAGCAAGTAAACCAACCAGTATAAAATGCCCGCCTAGTGCGGGCATTTTTTTGCGCGTTAAAAAACCGTTTGGTATAAAACCCCTTGCACCCCCTACCCCCCCCCTACCCCCCCTGAGAGACGACACTCTTATGGTTGGCCCTAGGCTAACCATGTTTTGCCCGAATCTTCGATGGACCAACAACATTATATCATTAGTGAACTTTACTCGACCAAAAGCCCTGCTCCCCACCCCCCTAAACAAGAAAAGAGGAGGTAGGTTCATTGTGCTAGAAAAATTTTCGATATATGGTGTATTATTCGCATTGAACATTCAGCCAAGAGCCACTGCCCTATGACCTTTCCTTCTTTGCCGGAAGAATCGTTACGCAAGTACGCTAAGTTAGTCCAGCGAGCCAAGCGCTTAGAACAAGCCGAGGCGGCCCGCAGCCATTTTATGGATTTTACCAAAACCGTTTGGCCGGAGTTTATTAACGGTAGGCACCATAGGATTATGGCGGAGAAGTTTGACCGTATAGCCGACGGATCCCTCAAGCGACTTATTGTTAATATGCCCCCCCGCCATACCAAGAGTGAGTTTAGCAGTTACTTGTTACCCGCGTGGTTGATGGGCCGCAAGCCTACCTTAAAGATTATGCAGACTACCCACACCGCCGAGCTGGCGTTTAGGTTTGGACGTAAGGTGCGTAACTTAATGAACTCTCAAGAGTACAAGGCTGTGTTTGAGGCCGTGGAGCTACGCGCCGACAGCCAAGCAGCCGGTCGGTGGGAGACTAGTAAGGGCGGTGAGTATTTTGCGGCGGGTGTGGGTGGTGCGGTTACGGGGCGCGGAGCGGATTTGTTGATCATCGATGACCCGCATTCCGAGCAAGATGCCCTTTCCCCCACGGCTTTAGAGCATGCGTACGAGTGGTACACCAGTGGTCCGCGCCAACGCTTGCAGCCAGGAGGGGCCATCGTAATCGTCATGACCCGCTGGGCCGAAAACGATTTAACCGGTAAGTTGTTGCGCCAACAGGCGCGGGATGTCTTAGCCGACAAGTGGGAGATTGTGGAGTTCCCCGCTCTAATGCCCGAAACTGACGAGCCGCTCTGGCCTGAGTTTTGGAACAAAAAGGACCTGCTCGCCGTCCGAGGTAGCTTGTCGGTTGGTAAGTGGCAAGCGCAGTGGCAGCAAAATCCTACCAGTGATGTTTCTGCTATCCTTAAGCGAGAGTGGTGGCAAACGTGGAAGCCCGAAGAGCCGCCCGCCGTGAGCTATATTTTGCAAAGTTACGATACCGCTTTTAGCAAGCAAACCACCGCCGACTACTCGGCTATCACTACTTGGGGAGTGTTCTTCCCCCAAGATGGCGACCCGCCCAACATTATCCTAATGGATGCCAAACGTGGCAGGTGGGACTTCCCGGAGTTGCGGCGCATTGCAATGGAGGAGTACAAGTATTGGGACCCCGAGTGTGTACTAATCGAGGCCAAGGCGTCAGGCATGCCTTTAACCCAAGAGTTGCGCCAAATGGGTATACCAGTGAGCAATTACAGCCCTAGCCGTGGTAACGATAAGTACACGCGAGTCAATAGCATTGCCCCCTTGTTCGAAAGTGGTTTAGTATGGGCACCTGACAGCCGATGGGCTGAAGAAGTCATTGACGAGTGTGCTGCTTTCCCCGCAGGGGAGCACGACGATTACGTGGATACCGTCACCCAAGCCTTGCGCCGTTTTAGGGAGGGTGGTTTTGTACGTCACCCAGAAGATTACCAAGACGAACCTGCCGTCCCACGACAAAGGATTTACTACTAATGGTTACCCCTGTCCGCCCTAGTAACGTAGACCGCGCTTTGCTACAAGCTCCTAACGATGCCCTGAGCATTGGCGAGCAAGAGCTCATGGACCAAGAAGACGCTTTCCTTAATGTTACCGTCCAAGACGATGACCAAGGCGGTGCGTTAGTGGAGTTTGGTCCCGAAGAAGAGATGTTCGGCCAAGAGCCAGACGACTTTTACGGTAATTTAGCGGAGTTAGTTTCCGACGATACGTTGGTCGCCGTGGCGGCTTATGTCACCGGCTCAGCCGAGGACGATATCGCCAGCCGCCAAGACTGGGAACAAGCCTACACCAAAGGCCTCAAACTGCTTGGCCTACGTTACGAGAACCGCACCGAGCCCTTTATGGGTGCCACCGGCGTAACTCACCCCGTTTTGAACGAGGCCGTCCAGCAATTCCAGTCCGGCGCGTACAAAGAGATGATCCCCGCTACTGGGCCAGTCAAAGCCAACATTGTTGGTGTGCCCTCCGCAGCTACCGAGCAGCAAGCCCAACGCGTCCAAGACTACATGAACTACCAACTGATGTACCAAATGGAAGAATTCGAACCAGAATTCGACCAAATGCTCTACTTTGTTGGTTTGGCGGGCAGTGCATTTAAAAAAGTCTACATGGATGACAATTTAGGTCGCCCCGTAAGCCGCTTTATCCCCGCCGAGGACGTAATAGTCCCCTACACTGCTACCGATCTCCAATCAGCCGACCGCGTAACACACGTTTTTAAGCTAACCGAGAACGAATTCCGCAAAATGCAGGTAGCCGGAACCTATTTAGACATACAAGTGACTGCTGGCAGTGATTCTGCAGACCAAATCCAAGAAGAATACGACAAAATAGACGGCGTTAGCCCTGCCAGTGCCGACACCCAACTCACTTTTTACGAATGCCATTGCTACTTGGACATTCCAGAGTACCCAGACCTCCTCCCAGATGGCGAGGAATCTGGCATTAAGCTGCCGTATATTGTTACTGTGTGCAAAGATTCAGGCGACGTAGTCAGCATACGCCGTAATTACCTTATGGAAGACCCCCGCAAGGATAAAATACGGCACTTTGTCCACTACAAGTTCACTCCAGGACTCGGGTTTTACGGTTATGGCTTAATTCACTTGTTGGGCAATTTGTCGCGCACGGCTACCAGTACCCTGCGCCAGTTAGTAGACGCCGGTACCTTGGCTAATATGCCTAGCGGGTTCAAGGCGCGTGGTTTGCGCATCGCCGACGACGACAATCCCCTCCAGCCAGGAGAGTTTAGGGATGTGGACGTTCCCGGAGGCGATTTACGCGCCAGCATAATCCCGCTGCCGTACAAAGAGCCAAGTGCCACGCTTTTCCAGTTGATGGGTTTTGTGGTCGAAGCCGCCCAACGGTTTATAGGCACTACCGATATGGGCGTAGGCCAAGGCAACCAAGAGATGCCCGTTGGCACAACCATTGCTTTGCTAGAACGTGGGGCACGGATAGTCAGCGCTGTACACAAGCGCCTACATAGCAGCCTCAAGCAGGAGTTAAAAATGCTTGCGGCGTTATTTGCCCAAGACCCCCAACCTTACCCTTACGAGGTAGGTGTGGAGGCGATGATCAAGACGGAAGATTTTGACGCAAGGGTGGATATCATTCCCGTCAGCGATCCCAACATCTTTAGCATGTCGCAACGAGTGGTTTTAGCCCAAGAGCAGTTGAAATTGGCGCAAGCAGCACCCGAACTCCACAACTTACGCGAGGCCTACAGCCGTGTTTACACTGCCCTAGGTGTGCAGAACGTGGACCAAATACTCAAGCCCGAGCCGCAGCCGCAGCCTAAAGACCCCGCCACCGAGAACCAAGAGGCAAGTGCCGCTGCCGGTGGGCAGGGTAAGTTGCAGGCATTCCCGCAGCAGGATCACCAAGCGCATATTGCGGTACACTTGGCGTACATGAACTCCCGCGTGGCGCAGATGCAGCCGCCGGTCCTAATGACTTTGGAAAAGCACATCTACGAGCATCTTGGTTTGCAGGCCCGCGTGATACACGACCAACAGATGCAGCAGAATCCGCAAGCACAACAGTTGCCACCCGAGCAGCATGAGGATATGGTTGCCCAAATACAAGCCCAGTTGATCGCCCAGTTCCAGCAGCAGAATCCGGCATCGCAACAAGGTGACGAAGATCCGTTGGTGGCAATCAAGAAGCAGGAGTTGGAACTCCGTGCGCAAGACCAAGCAGCAGACCAACAA